CACGCCATCGCAGTTTACAAACATAAATTCAAAGACGCAACTTATGTCGGTTCAGTCACAGATGTTCACGGAGGAGACCTTCCACGAATTGACCTTATCACCTTTGGAAGTCCTTGCCAAGATTTCTCACTTGCTGGAAAGCGTGCGGGGATGGGAGGAGATAGAAGCTCCCTTATCCTTGAGGCCATTCGACTTGTGCGGGAATGCAGACCAAGAGTTTTTATCTGGGAAAATGTTAAAGGGGCATTCAGTTCAAACTCTGGCGAAGACTTTGCGGCAATCATCCAAGAGTTTGCCGACATTGGGGGCTATCGACTTGAATGGCAACTGCTTAATACATCGTGGTTTCTACCCCAAAACCGAGAGCGGATATACCTTGTCGGATATTCTACAACCCCAAAGCGAGGTTGGAGAGGAGTTTTTCCTATCGGAGAAAACAACGGAGCGACTATTAAGCTACAAGGACAACGTGTACCAGCCAATACAATCTTGCAGCGATACGAAGCAGGAGCAAATGGAACGTATATCGGTGAACGTGAACTCGCTCCACAAATAAAACAGATTGGCACCAAGTTAGATTCAAACGGAGGCACACAACCATATCAACAAGACCGAGTTTACGATGCTGATGGTATTGTTCCTGCCCTTAATCAAGGTAAAAGTGATTTGATTATTAAAGAGCAATACCGCATCAGAAGGCTAACCCCTATTGAGTGCGAACGCTTACAAGGATTCCCAGATGACCATACCGCCTTTGGTAATTACGATGGAGAAGTTAAACCAGTTAGCAACACGCAACGCTACAAGCAATGCGGAAACGCAGTAACTGTTGACGTAGTGTTAGCCGTAGCTAAAAAATGCATACCTTTATTCAAATGAAAATAATTGAACTATTAGACGGCAGCACCTGGGATAGGGCAACCGTTACCGAAAAAATGATGGACGATTCGTTTTACTACGGCTACCTTTCAAAAGCCGCACTTTCGTCCTCTGCTTGTAAACTATTGCTCCAGTCACCCAAGACGTACCACTACGTCACGAAGTACGGACAGGACGAGTCCGATGCCTTCTCGGTAGGGCGCTTGGTTCACTTGATGGCCTTGGAACCGCACCGAGTAGATGAGTACGATATTATTGACGTGCAGTCGAAGAATACGAATATATGGAAGGAGGCCAAAGCAAAGGGCGGACAAATCATAACAAAGAAGGAATACAACGAAGCAAGACGCATCGCAGATGCCCTGCTACGCAACGAATCCGTCCTCGGCTATATTCAAGGTTGCCAATTCGAGGTTCCTGCTATTGGAACGATAGAGGGCATACCTTTCCGAGCAAAAGCCGACATATTAGGCGACAACTTTATTGCAGACCTAAAAACCACTACTGACCTACGTGCGTTTCCTTATTCAGCAAAGAAGTACGGTTACGACTTGCAAGCGTATATCTACACTCGGCTTTTTGGAGTGCCTATTGATAAGTTTATATTTATAGCAATCGACAAGGCAAGTTTGGACGTGGGCATTTACACGGTTAGCCCTGCGTTTGTTGAAGAAGGCGAGAAGAAGTTGCAAGAGGCAATTTCCATATACAAGGAGTTCTTTATGGGCGTGGAGGAGCCAGAGCTGGATAACTACACTATTGTTGGGCAGTTATGACCGATATAACCAAATGCAACGGCAGGGGATGCGACCTTCGGGAAACTTGTTATCGATTCACAGCTCCTGCTGGTATGCTACAATCCTACTTTATGACCTCGCCGATTAAAAAGGGTGAGTGTGAAATGTATTGGGACACCAACGAAAAATGAAAACACCAATCCAAGAGCTAATCGCTTGCTACAAGACGTTAGACGAAATCACGGCCATAATTGAATCCGAGAATAGTCGCATAACAGCAGAGATGAGATTGAGCGAGATTGAAGCCACAATCAAAAACCTATTTCAAAACGTTTAACACCAACGAGGAATGAAAGCCATTATTGAATACAGTCTGCCAGAAGACCAGATAGAGTTTGACTTGGCCAACTCCGCTTCTAAAATGCACTCCGTCCTTTGGGATTTAGACCAATGGCTGCGTAGTAAAATCAAGTACGCACCAGATGGAACCTCGGAGGGTGAATTGAAGGCGTACTATGCCTGCCGTGAACAACTGCGGGAGTTAATGAACGACAACAATATAAACTTATGAGCTGCGCTAATTACACCTATGTAGAAGACGAGGAGGAGAAACGCCTCCGTATTATTATTCGTAACGGAAATTCTGGAGAACATTATGAAGAATCACACGAAGATTTACCTCAAAGCGATGGGGTTAAGCCCTGTTGAGTTTATCCCTTGTGAGGTTTGCAACAGGCGAGCCGTGGACATTCACCACATCGAACCGAGGGGTATGGGCGGTAGCAAGACACGAGACGTAATCGAGAATCTAATGGCTCTATGCCGTGAGTGCCACCACGAAGCCGACTTTGGTGTTGAGTTACCCAAGGACTTCTTGAAGGCCGTACATTTGAAAAAGATTCCAAATGGAAATAACGGATAAAATAAGAATCTACAACGAGGATTGTTTAGAGGCAATAAAGAATATGCCAGACAACTCCTTTGACTTGGCTATTGTTGACCCGCCGTATGGTATTGATTTAGCAAATATGAATATGGGTGCAGGCAAATCAAAAAAGGCCTCCAAAATAAAGAATAGGAAATGGGTAGCAAAAGACTGGGATAAAAGTACACCAACAAAGGAATACTTTGATAATTTAATAAGAGTAAGTAAGCACCAAATAATATGGGGTGGGAATTATTTTGAGTTACCACCCTGCCCGCATTATATTATATGGGATAAAGAAATCCCAGAGGGGTTGAGCTTCGCCGATTGTGAAATGGCTTGGACGTCTTACAATAAAGCGCCCAGAATGTTTAGATATAGCGCATATAGAGACAAAGACGGAAAAATTCACCCAACCCAGAAACCAGTAAAACTATACGAATGGTTGTTGCACAACTACGCAAAAGAAGGAGACAGGATAATTGACACGCACCTTGGTTCTGGAAGCATAGCTATGGCCTGCCACAATAAGGGATATGACCTAACAGCATACGAAATAGACAAAGATTATTTTGCAGCAACAAGCAAAAGAATAAAAGACCACATCGCTCAACTAACTATGTTCTAATGATACACATTATTACCCCTTGCTCACGACCAGAAAACCTCGAATACTTGCGGGAGTCAATTCCTGCTGGTTGCACTTGGACGGTCTTTATGGACTACTCAACTAAAAAGAAAGAAGTGCCCAAGGGCGTTAAAGTGGTTCGCTCTAACCTTGGCGGGGCCTTTGGCAACCCGCTTCGCAATATGGCACTTGACTACCTACAAGCGTCCGCAAGCGACAATGACTACATTTACATATTGGACGACGATAACATTATACACCCGAACTGGTTTGAAGCCGTCAAGGATAGCACCGAGGACTTTGTAAACTGGGGGCAATGCTTTCGCAACGGAGACCCACGCCTTCACCCTACCGAATCGCCCAGAGTGGGAACCATCGACACGGCCTCTTATATGGCTCGCCTTGGGTTTATCGGCAAAGCAAGATTCGAGTACAGATACGAAGCAGACGGTTTGTTTGCGCAGGAGTTAATGAAGCGCAACCCAAAGATTAAGACACTGAAGGACTATCTTTGTTACTACAACTATTTACGATGAAGCCAAGCGTACTTTGTATCGGTGACGAAAATTCTGGTGTGGTTTACCACCGCATCTACAAGCCCATAACTCTACTCAAAGAGAAGGGGCTTATTGATTTCCAGATAATCAACTACAAGCAGGAGGTGCAGCCCGATAACTGGGAAGCAATTACGCACGTTATATTCTCCAGAGCCGTGCCGTTCTCTGGTGAATCCTTTGCCAACTTCTTTGCTATCTGCAAGCAATCGGGAAAGAAGGTTATCATTGATAACGACGACTGGTGGCACTTGGCGTTAGACCACCCCTCTAAAGTCACCTACGACAAAGCAGGACTTGAACACCGCATACGAAACTCTATGTATTTTGCGGACGAGGTGTGGACAACGCAGAAGTATTTAGCCGATAAAATCAAGAAGCTAAATAAAAACGTAGTTATCATTCCGAACGGCCTTGACCCCGCAGACCCGCAATGGCAAATAACACGTGAGCCGTCCGACGAAATGCGTTTTGGCTACGTTGCAGGCATAAGTCACCTCCCAGACCTTACGCAAAACAATATAGACCTTTCAACAGTTGAATCCTACGTTGCCGATATTGGTGGCTACGTTGAAGCAAGCCGAGCAAGATACAAGCTCCAAACAATGCCCCCGAATGAATACGGAGCAATGTACCAAGCGTTTGACGTTGCCCTTGCTCCACTTATCCCAAGTGAGTTTAATCGCTGCAAATCGAATCTAAAAATGGTTGAGGCGGGATTCGCTGGTTGTGCGTTAATTATTAGTGACGTAGCACCTTACGCCCAACACCTAACCGACAAGAACTGCGTAAAGGTTGCCCACAAAGGCGACTGGAACAAAGCAATACGAGAACTAACAATAGACAAAGCGTTTGATATTGCAATGCAACTGCACGAGGATATGACAACCAACTTCAATATACACGACTTTAATGACATTCGTTTAGAACGCCTGCTGAAATGAAACACTACCAAGATATAGACGGCTGGTTTAACCACGAAGCAGCATACGACTACCTAATATCCCAAATGCCAGAGGGAGGTACATTCGTTGAGCTTGGTGCTTGGCTTGGTAAGTCCTCGGCCTACCTATGCGACAAAGCAACAGACAAACAAATAACAATCATTGACACTTGGAAGGGTTCACCAAACGAACTCACCACAACGCATAAGCTGGCAACAGAGGTAGACATCTATCAAATGTTCAAGACCAATATGGGAGAACGCAAATACAAATCCATTAAGGCCACTTCTAAAGCCGCCTCCAAGAAGTTTGCAGACGAATCCTTGGACGTTGTGTTTATCGACCTAACGCATACCTACGAAGCCGTAAAGGAGGATATTGCTCTATGGCTACCGAAAGTAAAGAAAGGCGGATATTTAGCAGGAGACGACTACCACGAGAACTGGCAAGGAGTAATTCAAGCGGTAGACGAGTTGCTGCCCAATCGTATCTTGATTGCTGACTGCTGGTTGTATTGTAAATAAAATAAAAAGGAATGCAAATAGTACCAATTACCCAAGTGGTTCCCAATACGAGCAACCCACGAATTATCAAAGATGATAAATTCAAAAAGCTCGTAAAGTCAATTAAGGAGTTCCCCGAAATGCTAAACCTGCGTCCTATTGTTGTTGACAAGGATATGGTGGTACTCGGGGGGAATATGCGATTAAAGGCGTGCCAAGCCGCAGGACTTACCGAGGTACCGATTATTGTTGCAGACCAGTTAACCCCAGAGCAGCAGGCGGAGTTCATAATCAAAGATAACGTGGGCTTCGGTGAATGGGACTGGGATATTCTGGCGAACGAATGGGATGCCGAGTTATTGCAGGACTGGGGTCTTGAATTGCCATTTGACAATACGCCCGTACTGGAATCGGAGGAGGATGACTACGAAGCACCATCCGAAATAAAAACAGACATTGTACTTGGTGACTTAATAGAGATAGGCCAACACCGACTGCTATGCGGGGATTCTACCGATAGCGACCAAGTGGCTCGGCTTATGAATGGCGAGAAAGCGGATATGGTATTCACCGACCCACCTTACAATATCGGATATAAAGGAACGATGAGCAATACAACAGTAAATGGAATTGAAGTTGGACACGTTGCAATAAGCGCAAAATATGAAAATATAAAAAATGATAGAATGACTGAAGACGATTTTTATGATTTTATGTGCGACGTTTTAAAAGAAATTAAAATATATTGTCAAGGAGCGTTTTACATTAGTTTTTCAAGTCAAACATTATTACAGTTACTTAAACCTTTAAATGATTTAAAAATTGACTATAAATCTATAATTATTTGGATGAAAAACCAATCCACAATTAGCGGAAAGGATTTTAAAAGCAGATATGAGCCAATTGTTTACGGAAAATTTAATGACGCTTTTTACGGAGAGAGATATAAGCAGGAAGATATTTGGGAGTTTCAAAGAACCTTAAAGAATGACCTACACCCAACAATGAAACCCATCCCTTTAATTGAAAATGCTTTGAATAATTCAAGCAAAGAAGGAATGAGTGTATTGGATTTATTTTTAGGCTCGGGTTCAACAATGGTAGCAGCACACCAACTCAACCGCAAATGCTATGGTATGGAACTTGACCCGAAGTATTGCCAAGTAATTGTAGACCGAATGCACAAGCTCGACCCCTCACTTGAAATAAAAATAAACGGAAAGCCGTATGACAAATAAGGACATCAATAAAAAGGCAATGCTTGACGCATTAGAGAAGTCGTTAGGCGTTGTAACTTCTGCTTGTAAGTCGGTAGACATCGCAAGGGAAACTCACTACCGCTGGATGCGTGAAGACCCAGAATACAAAGCGGCAGTCGATTCAATCGCAGACGTTGCTATTGACTTTGCAGAAAGCCAACTACATAAACAAATCAAAGAGGGTAACTCCACCGCAACCATTTTCTTTCTCAAGACCAAGGGCAAGAAGCGTGGCTACGTTGAGCGTCAGGAAATCGATGCCGTAGGCGGTAAGTTATTCCAAATAGAGGTACTTGGAGAAGATACGAACGAATAAGGTATTTAACCACCTGCAACGCAGCGACAAGAAGATTGTTGTTGAGCAAGGCGGTACACGGAGTGGGAAAACTTACAATATCCTGCTCTGGATTATTTTTGAATATACCTACCGAAATACAGGCAAGACCATCACCATTTGCCGTAAGTCGTTTCCTTCGCTTCGGGCTTCGGTTATGCGTGACTTTTTCGACATCTTGCGTAACTACGAATTGTACAACGAGGACTACCACAATAAGTCAAGCAACGAATACCACCTAAACGGAAACCTTGTTGAGTTTATTTCACTTGACCAGCCCCAGAAGATACGTGGCCGTAAACGGAACTTGCTTTACATAAACGAGGGTAACGAGTTGTTTTACGAGGACTGGCAGCAGTTGGTATTCCGTACCGATGGGCGTATTATTATTGACTACAACCCCTCCGATTCGTTTCACTGGATTTACGACCGAGTTATACCCCGTGAGGACTGCGACTTTTACCAAACAACGTACAGGGACAACCCATTCCTTGACAAGTCGATTGTAGACGAAATCGAACGCTTACGAGACACAGACGAGGACTACTGGCGTATCTATGGCTTGGGTGAGCGTGGTATGAGCCGTGCAACTATCTTTCAGTTCGGGCAAGCCGAAATACCAACAGATGCAAAACTTATATCCTATGGCCTTGACTTCGGTTACACCAACGACCCAACAGCACTCGTGGCCGTTTACCAGTTGGAAAACAACTTATACCTTGACGAACTCATTTACCGAACTGGACTCACAAACCGAGACATCCACTCCCATTTTCAGTCGTTCAATTTAGATAGGCGGGATGAAATCTTTGCCGACTCCGCAGAGCCAAAGTCAATAGACGAGCTGCACCGCTTTGGGTGGAACGTAAAGCCAACTGTAAAGGGAGCCGACTCGGTGAACGCAGGAATTGATATTCTCAAAAGACACAAGTTATTCGTAACACCACGGAGCAGCAACCTAATCAAAGAACTCCAGAATTACAAGTGGGTCGAAGACAAAAACGGAAACCTACTTAATAAGCCGATAGACGCATTTAACCACGGAATAGACGCTGCACGTTATGCGGTAGCAAATAAGTTATCTAAACCTAACTACGGTCGCTATAACGTCCGTTGAGTTATTTATCTATGGAACTGAAATTAGTAGTACCTACGTCACTTGACGAAATTACGTTGGAGCAATACCAACGCTTTGCCCGCATTGAAGGAGACGAGGAATTTCGCCAAAAGAAGATGCTCGAAATCTTTTGCCAAGTTCCTTTCTCCGACTTGCCAAAGGTTCGCCTTGTGGACGCTAACAACGTCCTAACCGTATTAAGCAAGACCCTAAACCAAAAACCAGACCTTACCAAGTTCTTCGAGCTGAAGGGAACCAAGTACGGATTCATTCCTGCGCTTAATGATATTTCATTGGGTGAGTTTGTAGACCTTGACAACTATATGAAGGACTGGGCCACAATGCACCGTGCAATGGCCGTATTGTACCGACCCGTGACCAAGGAGAAAGGCGAACGTTACGACATCGAGGACTACACCCCAGACGAAGGCAGGGAGGAACTGTTTAAGCAAATGCCCGTCTCGGTTGCCTTGGGTGCGATGGTTTTTTTTTATCGTTTAGGGAACGTATTAGCGCAACATACACTAAACTCTTTGGCGAAGGAAGCGAAGACATCTACACAAGAGAAGCACAGTTTGGACAGCGATGGGGATGGTATTCCAGCATCTATGCTTTGGCTAACGGAGACGTCACAAAATTTGAAGAAGTCACTAGACTACCTATTCATCAATGCTTGACCTACCTAACCTTTGAGAAGGAGAAGAACGAAATCGAAATGCAAAAATTAAAGTTATGAGAAGTTTCTACCAAGCCACCGAGAAGATTAACGACTACCTAACCAGTCACCCGCTGGTGAAGGTGGTTACGTTTGGCGACATCTTCGACGTGGACTTAAACAAGCAGACCATCTTTCCGCTGGCGCATATTATGGTGAACCAAGCCACGTTCTCCGACCACGTAATTCGTTTTAACGTATCGGTTCTTGCTATGGACATCGTGGACGAAACGAAGCAAGATTTGAGAAACCAAAACGAGCCATTCT